ATCTATAGCTGCTTGCACTAATGAACTTGAGGTTTTGTATTCTATTAACAGCTTATCTGGATCAGCATTTTTTGCCCATTTTGCTCCAGCGTAATAATTACCTGTCTTAATATTCTGTAAAATATAAAAATATGGTTGCATAAGTTAGACTCTCCCTGCTTTCATATGTTTATTTATAATTTTACATATTTACACTTTACCTGCTATCATTGTATAACTCCATGTCTATATGCATACTCTAGTGCATTATTAGCTTCTAAATCTAATGGTCTTTTCTCATATATGTTTGCAGTATCTCTATCAATCTGTCTTATAAGATCCACTATCTGACTAGAAGTGATAGGATATTGTTTATCTATAGCTTGAGCTGCTATAGAAATCATAAGCTTATAGATCATCCTATATCGTCCAGTACCATCAGTAAAGGACATACCAATATACTCTTTAAGAAGAGTTTTATTTACAAAGGGACAATCGCGATAATTAGACCACACATACGCTGTATTATCTAGTTTACCCTTACGATATTCTAATACCTGCTCTCTCCATGCATCAGGCAGCTTATCTAAAAACGATTTAGCATCACGTCTATCATCGTATGGCCATCTAGCAAGTATGTAGTTAACATCCAACGGCTCACCATCATTAACAAAAAAGAAATTGTTAGCGCCAGAGTAAACTGCAGGAATATAATACATCCTTGAAAGATCTTTAGTTTGCGGATCTCCAAGATCGTTGAATTCAGAGTTAAGTGCGAACCAAAAGTGTCGTATTTTATCAGCCTCAATCTGGCTACTAAGTTGGAATACCAACCGAAACTTAGGTAAAGAGTCAGAACTGCTAGCAGTAGAATAACAAACAAAATTAAAATCACCAAACCGCTTTCGAAGTTCATCTTCTAGATTTCCATCAAACGTAATATCGTCAACATCAAGAGCAGCCCAGCCAGCCCAAGCAATGACATTGTCGTTCTTTCTAGTAGAATTAGGTTTAAATATAGCTGGCGTAATAAGTTCAGCATCTTGCTTACCATTTAGTTTCCTCTCACTTAGCTTACCTAAAAAGTTAACAAACCTATCCCAAGATTCAAAGTCCATACGACGATGAGTCTTGTTATCATATACATATCTATTCTCTTTATCCCACCAACGCGGAGACTTAAAGATTGTCATACTATACATTAACCAAAGAAGTCCTCTAACGTAGCTACAGGCTCTACATCCCATTCGAGAGCATCTAGTAGATGCTTGATAGGTTCAACGAAAGCCTTCTCATACTGCTTATTATAATCAATAAACCGGTGCAAGTCAAGCTCTTTAGGAAGATCGTTAGTATACCCTATAACATTCTCCTTGATAGGGTTAGGAGTCTTGAGATAGCAGAACTTAATCTTTTCACCGTTATTTACTAACTCATACTTCTTATCTAATCCCTTCTCCTTAACATAGTGGTTGTACAGTAGCGCACCTCTTACATGGATAGGGCAAGCTTTCCGATAGATAGTCTTAGGATCTGCCCAGGTGACTCCGTTCTTAACTATATTACATCCTCTTGGAAAGGATACAGCTTCTGGAGGTAGTTGACGAAACTCTTTCTTAAAATCAGCAATAAACTTCTGAGTAGCAGTTTCACCTTCGTCAATAATAACTTTAAATATCTTCTTGAACTTATCACGACATACCTGAGGAGTAGAAGAACGCACAGCATCTACTCCCATCATCTTCATCTTAGGTTCAGCATATTGCACACCTTCGTTATTGTGTACGTTTAGGATATAACGCTTCTTAGCAATCCATACACCTCGATTAGCGATAACTTCTCGAGCCATCTCCATACGATTTTCCATAACGTTCATCTTCTTAGCCAGAGTAGCATATGCTTTCTCCAGTACCTTTTCGAAATGCTCACGACATATCTTATCTAAGAACACCACAGGATCTTTAGGATTAAACTTCTTAACTAACTCATTCATATTTACATACAACGAGTCAGTATCAATAGCAATAACATAATCCTTACCGAGAGTATCAAGAGCAGTATTCATCTCTTTATTGATAGCCTCTTCAGCCCAGCGAATAGATAACTGACCAGAGGTAGTAATAGCTTCTGCAACGTGATTATTAAAGTAACGGAAATGCTTATTACCTAGAGCACCATACAAAGAGTTCATAAGAATCTTAATAGACATCTGTTGATTCTCTAGGATAGTCATTTTATTCTCTAGACGTTTAGTAGGAGTAGTCTGATACTCTTGCTGAGCTTCTAGCATTGCTTTCTTAATAACTCTACGCTCATCATAGTACTGCTTAATGATAGCAGGAATGATACCGACTTGATCTTTACTAAACCTAACACCAGATGCAGCCATAGTAGTACCTTCTGGTATTTCTATCTCATCACTACTCAGTAGTTTATCTACAGGTTCTAATCCAAGATGTTGTTTACCTTCAAGTACCGTCTCAGGACTCATGTTATACTGAACAATAATCATAGGGTAGAGAGAGTTAAGGTCAAACGATACAACCCAGTCATGCATACCAGTCTGAGGCTCTTTTACATAAGCACCAGGGTAAGGAACCTTTTGTTTACTGAACTTAGGAGGGCAAGCTATCTGCTGTTTAAACAGTAAACGATATAGGATAGAGTCCCAGATCTGCACAGTACCAAAAGTCTCTGAATAGTTTACACCGCCTCTATAAGCCATAGTCATAGCAAGAGTAATCAGACCCATCTTCTCTTCTAGACGATCCACGATCTGCACATCTTTTATATTATAGTCAATAAACTTCTGAAAGTCATGCTTATAAAGTGAATGCAGAGAACCATGCTCATCGTAGGAGAGCTTACGCTCTCCGAGGACTACATGCGCAATATGATCTAGCTTATATGATTCCTGCATGCCATAGGTATATCCAAACTTAGTAAACAAGTCATAGTAATCTAACTGCTGGATACCAGCCATCTCAAATGCGATAACTTCACCACGAGCCATCATAATATTACGCTGGTCAACTATACCCCATGGTGAGAACTTCTTATAGACATCACCGCCAATAATATTCTTTACTCGGTTTATAAGGTAAGGAAAATCAAATAGACGAGTATTCCAACCGGTAACAATATCCGGGCACCAGCGAGGATCGTGCCAGTAAGATAACCAAGAGAGTAAGAGATCGATTTCATCCTTACACTTGATATATTGGATAGCGTCAATGCCTTCAACTTCGCAATCGTCTGGCTCATAGTCGTAAAGTCCCCATACTCGGTAGATACCGTCAATGTTATTCTTCATCGTGATAGAGATAACTGGATGAGCAGCTTGCTCTACAAAAGGGAAGCCGTCATCAGAAGCTACCTCAATATCAATAGTAGTAACGTTTACTTTATCCCGTTCAAACTTAGGAGCTTCTGGGAAGCGATCGTTAATAAATTGAGTAACATAGTTAGTAGTACCATAAACAGGGAAGTTATCTACACCTTCATACTGTTTCATAAAGTCACGAGCATCGCGCATAGTATCAAACGTCTTAGGCATTACAGGTTGATTCTGAAGATTAAACCATCCAGTCTCATGGGAAGAGTTTACAAACAGAGTAGGCATAAACGGTACTTTCTTAGCTACTCTCTCACCACCCTCTACACCTCGGTAAAGAATATTATTTCCATAACGATTTACGCTTGTATAAAAATTCATAAGATCTCCTATTCAAACTATATTATAGTCTAAAATAAAAAAAGAGGCAACTAGTGCCTCTCTTTTATAATATTTTTTTAAGATCTGGTTTTATAATAAGAACGATAAATTTCGCGAAGCTCTATATCATCCGTTGATTCTTGAACTATGTAATCTGTCTTATCAACTTGAGATGCATCTGCCATACCGATAGCATCTTCCTGTCTGCTAGCAATAGCAATAATTTCGCCATCCTTCTTTCTTACTATGAACATTAATTGAGACCAAAGCAAGGTAAGATGTTGAGATTACAGTATCGACCATAATCTTCAAGACCTACCATTGCCATAAGCATTAAGACAGGTACAACTGCAATCATAAAGACAATAACAGCAAATGCTTTACCTAAATCTTTAGTAGTGCAATACTGAGTTTTATCACCTGTATTCATTATTATTTCTTTTCTGATACAAACTCATAGAGTTTTTCAGCTTGAGCTTTAATTTCATCTGGATTTAGGGCTTTAGGTACATACTTCTTCCAAGCTTCTAATGCTTGTTCAGTATCTTCTTTATACATACTTAACATTTTATTAGCAAGGTCTACTTGCATATCATAATGTTTGTCTGCGATTTCTTTTGCCATGTTTAGAACATCATAGCGGATTTGATATGGATTTGACATTTAAGTCTCCTTTGTGTGTGTTGTGTGTGGTGTTGGTAAGGACTATTATAGCCCCTACCAGATATTTATGCAACTACTTATCGTGTAGCTTCTG